GGGTTATCCCACGTTTGTTTAAGAACCCACGACCCACTTTCCAAATGGTATATGTACGCACGTCCCAGACCACTTGGATAATTAAGTGGATCTGTAACGAGTAAACGCGTACCGTCCGCATTCAAAATCGCATTGTTACCGAAACCACCTTGATTAATTCCGTGTGTTTGTCCACTTTGAACCGTACCGTATATTGTAGTATCTACAACATACTCCGCAAGCGTAGTTCCCACCGTATTCACCACATTACTCACCAACGCGAACTTATCCGACGCCTTAATTGCCGCCTCGTACGTTCCCGGATTTTCAATGTACACGTTAGAAATCGTCCCTAAATCGTACGTGTTCGAGCCGTACTTGAGTGTTGTTGCCGTAGGGGTTATGTTTTGTATAGAGAGTTTGTTGTACGTGTCGAAATCTATTTTCGGAATTTTTTCGAAAACATTATCGTATTTAAAATACATCATATCAAAAATTAACCCTCTTTTCAAATTAGTTCGGGCCTCAGTTGTGCTATTATCACCCACACCACTACGTGTATCACCACCCAAAAAGTGTCTAAAAGGCCAACCCATGTGATTGCTATAATTGGAATTGTACGGACCTACCGGATCCGCTACTTCACACCCACCGTATGTTTCGTCGTGAAAATTTTTATACGCGTTATTAAGTGAAAAGGAAACTTTCTCACTCACGGTTTGACCACCAATACTCAGGTAAAATTCAGGTTTTCCTTCAGTTATGTCAAAAGTATACCACCCGTATTTTAAAACCGTATTGTTTGATAAGTCCACGTTCTGTATTAAACAAATTGTTTCGGTATTAGTAACACCATTATTATTGTTACTTATAGACCACCAGAAATCAAAAAATTTACCAATAGAATTTGTTCTATTATAATACACGTAAATGGTTACTGCATTAGTACCATTCTTATTACATTGTAATTCAAAGAATAAACTATTGTTACCTGTACTATAAGTACTTTCCAAGCTAGACCCAGTTACACGAGCATTATTATTATAACATGATAATTCTACATTTTTCATATCCACTTCCCATAAAACACCATTCTTCGTCGGAAACGGAAAATTTTCACTACTACTCGAAAATCCGTTAGCAACTAGAGATTGTACGTAAAAGTATAAGAGTGTATCTATCGCAAACGGGTCGGATGAAGATGCAGGTACAGGTACGTATAAAGAATTGTTTCTATCACCGCGATTCCATCTTAATGGACGTAAACTCCATTCGTCCATAGTCCACCCAACATTATTTGCACCGTTATATGTACTATAATTTGCAATACCATATTCACCTATATAATCACTTATTACAGTCACGTTTTGTATGCTTGTATTCGAAAAGTACGCCACGTTCGACGACGTATCGAACGTTACACTCGTATAATCACCCGTCTTATCGATGTACAGTTTGTCTGTTAATGCGCCAACGTCGTACACGTTCGAATAGTAGGCGAATTTGGAGGACGTGTACGAAAGACCGTGTAATATAGAAAACTTGTTATAGTTGTCGAACGTCAAACGCGGTTCCGTAAACAAATTAAATTTACCGTCGACGCTTGGACCGGCACCCGCAACGACTTGTGTAGGTGTACCCTGATCCGCCGTATTGGTTCCGTCACCAATAGAACCGTAATCACCCCGACCCCAACAGTATATAGATCCATCGGGTTTAGATGCAATGAAATGAAAAGGTTTACCATCAGCTGCTATAGCATTTACACCCGTAAGTGTGGTAATAGCAACTGGTGTTGTAGGATTCGTCCCACCAACCGTTCCCAAACCGTTTTGACCATCCGCGTTACTTCCCCAAACGTACATCGTCCCGTCACTTTTAAGCGCTAAACTTGTTGAAAGACACGTAGCAATTTGCGTTATTCCCGTAAGGTACCCGGACCCACCAACACCTAAAACCTGAACTAAACCCGTATCGTTATTATCCGTTGCACCGTCACCCTGTTCTCCATCCACTCCGTATCCACATGCATATACCGTACCATCACTTTTCAACATCACGGTATGATCGTCTCCTGCATTTACTTGTACTATACCTGTTACTGCTGAACTATCAGATGCAAGTATAACCGGAACGGGTTCGTCTATAGTACCACTATTTGTACCATCACCCAGCATACCATAAGTTCGTTTACCCCAACCGTATACGGAACCATCACTATCTTTTATCGCGTGTGTAAATGAATCCCCGCACGTTACGTCGCGTATACCTGTAAGATTACCTATATTATTTACACCAACAACCTGTACAGGTGTACTTCTATTAGTTATACTTTTATCACCCAATTCACTATTACCGTTATTACCCCAACAGTATACTTTACCCGTAGTCGTTGTTAATGCACTATGTTGCGCTCCTGCAGATATATTACTTACAGGATCACCGCTATAAGAAACCACAACTGGTGTATATTTATCAGTGCCATTACCTGATGTTCCATCGCCAATTTGTCCCACATTGTTATATCCCCATGCATATACTGTACCATCATTCGCAAGCGCCATACAGTGATTATAACCAGTTGTTATTTTTATAATGTTACTCAAGTACCCAGTTCCACCAACACCTTTAACTTTAACTGGTGTATTCTCATAACTACTCGTACTACCTTGTCCACATTGACCATATAAATTATACCCCCATGCGTACACGTATCCGTCTTGTGTAAGTACTAATGATGTCAATCCACCAGTAGAAATTTGTGTCACTTTAGAAGAAGTTGGCGTCCCCGTCACCTCGACCGTGTTCGTCTTATAGTCGATGCCGCAAATTTGTAAATCGGCGCGGTAGGTTCCGGGTTGGGTTATGTAAAAGTTTTCCGCCCATGTATCGAAACTGTACACGTACAGTTTACCTGCATCACTCCCACCTTCGTCGTTACCTTGTGCACCCATAACTATAACTTCAAGGTCATCGGACATGTACACATGCCACCCAAGATTATCGCTAGACGCTTCGCCCGTAAATGTACGTACAAGCGTTAATGTACCCGTATCTGAAATTTGGTATATATACGCTGCACCTGGGTTAGTACCAAAAGGATCGTAATCGTGACCGTGAATAGCTATATAATCACCTTTAGGTGTTAAAGTAACATGGGCATATCCAGCGGGGTTGTCTGTTTTACTCGTAAAAAGTGACCAAGACGTACCGTTATAATCGTATATGTACGCTCTAATTGTATTACACCCAACGGCTACCCTATCACCAACATCATTCATGGAAACGGACCATCCAAATTCATTCGAAGCAACTGGATTACTAATTTGCGTTTTCGTAACCCACGACCCGTTCTCGTAATGGTGAATCCAAATCCAACCGTTTGGGTAAGAACCACTAACCACAATTCTATCACCTACTTTGTTCATGGCAACTGCCCAACCATAGCGCCTGTTATTAGTACCTTCTACTCTGTGCCATGTTCTCGTCCATGTTCCGTTAATTAGTTCGTATAAATGGTGTGCACCTCTTTCAGTCGCGGTTTCATTACGTGCACCTACAATGAGTTTATCACCTGCACCGTTACAATCTATTGAAAAACCAAATGCATAACCACTACCATTACTTCCTGTAAGTGTGTGAGTGGGTGTATCTGGAAACAAACCATCGGAACCCCTATCGTATACAAGAACACGACCTGTAGTAGAAGAATATTGGTCTGCACTTACAAATATACGATCACCTGCGTCATTTATAGATACAGCCATACCGAAAGAAGCATTAGTTCCTAAATTACCGTATATGGTTTGTTTAAGTTCCCAATCACCTCTATTCTTAGATTTTCTTTCGTATATATAAATAAGCCCCTGATTACTATTATAACCACGTGCACCCGCGACTAAAACCGTTTGGTCACCGTTATTCACGTTAAAACTTCTGGGTCCACCGTAACCACTTCCTAAATAATAATTCGTACCACCACCTAATATAGTTTTAGATAAAGGTGCATCACCGGATATGGACGCGGTTGCATCATAACTCGTCTCGCCTCTATACAAAACGACGTTTGACGCATTTTTGACCATACCACCACGCAAATAAAGTTTATTCGCACCATCGTATACTAACTCGAGGTCGGATGCTAATGGATAATCTGTAAGACCTAAAGATGCTAACACGATTTTAAAGATGAGCCAATTCGATAAGAACATGCTCGGCCTGCTCTATTACTGTTAGACGACAAAACTTTTTAAAATGTGGAACACACTTTTTAAAAAATCAAAATACAAAACAAATGCCTTACCACTTGGCCACACGAGCTCGTTAGATAAAATGCTCGTGACAGGATTCGAACCTATGATCGTTTGCTTGTTTATAAAAAACTCTCCCGGAGGGTTTCGATCCCCCTACTTCAGGATTAACAGTCCTACACTCTACCGATTGAGTTACGAGAGAAAGAGTCGTGCAACCAAGGATCGAACTCGGGACAATTGGAGTTTAGCAACTATACAATATAGTCATGGTAATTCACTACAATTACAATCCAATGCTCTACCAACTGAGCTATCGCACGCATGACACCGACAGGATTTGAACCTGTGCTCTTTCGAACCAGAGCCTTAATCTGGCGCCTTAGACCGCTCGGCCACGGTATCACAAAATTATAATGTCTGTATTCTTTAACTATGGTAAGAGTGAAGGTAATACTACTTTCAATACTCGTTGTACTACTTTTAATACAAATATTCAAAAAATTGACGTACCAGGAAAAACCAATCACTAGTAACACAGTTTGGACGTACTGGGATTCACCATTTAACAAACCGTCTATAGTTAAAAAGTGTATACAAAATTGGGAAAGTATAGGTAATTGTAAAGATGTGCGTGTACTCAACAGGTGGTCCGTTCAAGATTGGATACCCAGGGAAGATCTGGAACATTTCTCTGAAATAACAAATAATATCGCAAACAAAACCGATTTAATACGACTCTACCTTCTCAAAACGTATGGTGGTATTTGGATGGATGCATCTGTTTTTACAAACACTAAACTATCGTCCTGGGTACCGAACGACAATACCAAAGTTTTCTGTTTCAAGGCGGATAGGTTTTCCAATGAAAATGTCACGTGTTTAGAAAATTTCTTCATTAAAGCACCAAAAAACGATCCTTTCATATCTGAATGGTTAGAAAAGTGTATACACGATTTTAGCGACAAAAACTATAAGGAAAATAATAAAGTGTATAGAAAAATAATAGGCAAAAACGGAGATTACCTCGTTCCGTACGTTTCAAGTATGAAAATACAGTTAAACAAGTATCCAAACGTTATCGTTGAAAGTGCAGAAAAAGGTCCGTACAAAGACACGATCGAAAACGGGTGGGATGCAAATAAGATATGTAAAAACATAACCTACGATCAAAACTTAGTAAAATTGTATAATCACACGAGAAAACAGTGTAATTCTGACGTAGTACCAATAACATCTTCGCGTGAAAATTTCTTACCTAAAAGTGTTTATACTCGTTTCAAAGATAGGTTTAGTTTCGTTGAAAATGAAAACAATAACGTTGAAGTAGACATGGTTTATTGTATATGTATGCCAAAAAGAAAAGAGTATGCAAAAAAACAACTCGAACTCTTAAAAACAAAATACAAAATGTTCAATGCTATAACACCTGAAGATCTAACATCAGAAGACTATTCAAAAATGAGTCAAACGTATTCACCATTTAACGTGTTTTTGTATAAGCAAATGACAAAATTACCCGTGTGTTTATCGTTTTTTATGTGCTATTACGACGCCTACGTAAACAATTACGATACAATATTGGTTTTAGAAGACGATATAAAACTCAAAGTAAGTGTCGATAAAATATACGGTGCCATAAGAGACTTTAAAACCACAGAATTTGAAATCCTGTTCTTAGGGTACTGTTGGGCATACTGTAACATGACATACCCAAGTATAACCGAACATTTATATAAAGCTCCAACGGAAACACAATTATTGTGTAACCACGCCATGGTCATGAAGAAAAGCTTCATAAAAAAATATATGGAACGTGATGAAGTTACATTTTGGAGACACAGAAACGATCACACGTTATCGGATTATTTAAAAAATAATAAAATAGAAAAGTGTGTTACTTCACCAGATTACATTTCACAGAATAGAGAAGAATTAGGTAGTAATAACGGAAACAATAGAAGTTTACCAAGTGCATGTAATTTACACGAAAAAATTTAAATCATCACGAAAAACTCTTTTTTCTGTGTATAATACAGAGTAATGATTTTTATTCTCTTTATAATATTCATCTCTTTTATGAACTTTTAAAACTAATTTTTTATTATAGTATACTTTACCCCCTCCTAATTGTTTATAATTTTTAAAATTATATTTTCTAGTTTTCAAATAATTTTTATTTTCATCCAAAATTGTTTTTAATAAACCAGGTCCAGTAATATCTAAACAATTTCTACAATAGTCTCTATTTTCAACATTTTTTACTATCCTATCTATACATTTTTTATAAATTTCATTTCCTGGTTTAGATACTAACACTGCGTTAAATACATATTCTTCATTATAATAATTTATGGCAGGTATATCCCTAACATAATATTCTTGGTCTAATAATTCATTTAGTTTGAAATTACCATCTGTATCATATTTTATGTCCAAGTATATACCACCTTTAATGTACATTACACAGTATCTCCATAAATCGGCTTTATACGCACCAGGTATTAAAGTATTATACGCATTTAATACACGATTACCAAAATATTTTTTTATAAAATGTCTACAATCGTTATCGTCAAAGAAATGATATTCAAAACCCGGGTTTTTTTTTCTTAAAGAAATCATACCTTCCTTTATAGTTTTAGGTATATCGTAAGTATGCCATGTTTGAAAAACGTGTTTTGGTATAACATTATTACTTTTTTTATGAGATACTTTATTATATTTATTATAAATTAGAATAAGTAGTAGTAAAATTACAAATACTAATACAAATCTAGTAACCATTATAATATAACTAGATATTTAATTCCACGGTATATCTTGAGGACGAAATCGACACCCAATCTTTAAAAAGTCAACAAACTTTCTAAATTCTGGTTCCTGTGTTTCCGTATTTTCCATGGAATCGAGTACTTCACCCACGTACCTATTATACGCTTTGTGTCCGCCTCTGTGTGTAAGTCTATTCTCACGCAAATTACCAATTTCACGCGGCATCATGATTATATTCTCACTCGCGTGTATATCATACTTAACCTTTTCAATAATTGGGTGACTCTTGAACTCTTTTGGTATGACGTGATGGTCCTCGACGTTACGAACATTCCATCTAAGTTTGAATGTTCGTCTGAGTAATGATCCGTACCGCATACTATAGTTTTGAAATACTTCTACACCGAGACGCATCATTGAATCTTCCAATTCATCAACTTCTTGCCATGCCGCAAAACACTCTTCTGATGTTCCCGAAACGTAACACTTTTCATCAGCTTCGTCGAGTGCTTCCGCAAACCTAAACTGAAGGCGTGGGTTCTCGAACGTTTGAAACGCGATATTTACTTTTTTACTATACGTATTTTCAAGAATGTTCTTACGTATTTGGTTACGTTTGTTTTCCGGGCTTGGGGGAATTGAAGAAACTCTAATCATTTACTTCTTAACGTGGTATATCTTTAACACGTTAGAAACCTAAGTTATGTTATTTAGTTACAGTAATTAAAAAGAAAATGAAATCTATCTGGAAAATGTGTGAAAACGGCGAACTCGACGAATTAAAAAAACGTCGTAGCGAAATTGATGAAATAATAGAAGAAATACCCAATGACGGTGATGATATGAGAAAAGATGAAGACGATTTAAGTTTTGCTGCGGCATTCGGTAAAAACCACGGTACAGCTTTAGAAACATTTAAGTATTTATATGAAGAATGTGGTTACCCTAGACATTGTGTACATTACGCTATGGTCGGGGCAACCGCATCGAGAAATGCAAAACTTATCAATTACATATATAATGACATCGATGAACATGAAAAATCAGATTTTCTAGGTGATCTAGAGGATGAACTTGTGATGACGGACCATCCTAGTCCAGGTGTATTCATAGAATACGCTTTATTCGAATTAAACAAAAAGAATTGAAATTTTTTCCTCAATAAAACTTTTTACACGTGGGATACGCGTGTAAAAAGTAAGTAAATGCTCCTAGTGGGGATCGAACCCACAGCCTCGGCGTGCCTGCGTAATACTAAAATTACAGAGTATACATCGGTCGTATAAGCACCGCGCTCTGACCAATTGAGCTATAGGAGCCTACGTATTTAATATAAACACGTTTTCTTTAAACCTGTTCTTCCGAATTGTACGATTTCAATTCGACCGAAGGTCTCGATGATATCGGTGTACCCGGTCGCTTTTTGAGTAGCCAGTTTTTGAGTACCATGTTTTTATGACTAATCGTATCTTCACCATAATTAATAACACTCAACCCGTTACACACGTCAGGTTTGTTATCCTTATTAGGAAATGTTTCGTTAAATGCATCGATACTCTCGGAAGGTATATCGGGCGCATCATCAAGTAATCGATCGTACTCGACGCGGATTTTGTTCACGAAATCCAAAACGTCCTCGCGGTGTTGCGTTTCCAATGACAATTCCATGTCAATGTTCCTATACAGTTTCGAGTATTGTACAGACATGACCGAGTGCATTTCCATGAACCGTGCGGAATTGTTAAACTTAGATATAGATGTAAGTATACCCGCAATAACATTCATGAATGCAAAAAAGTATTGGAAAATAATAATCTTTTGTTTTTGATCGTCCGACATACTATTCGTATCGGGACTCAAAACCGCAAAACCACCAACGCCCGTAATGCTCGATATAATTATAGACGGGTACGATAACCAATCGTGCTGACGTTTATATAAAACGCGGGCGTGATTGTGTAACCACCTGTAACCAGCAGCCTTTTCGGCCCAACGTTTAAGAAGGTTTTCCTGGTTTGGACACCAGTGGTGTTGTTCCGGTTTATCCATACATCTTCTTAGAAAATAAGTACGCGTACTCGCGCGCCAAGTTATCGACACGTTCGTTCTTCTCGTTTCCGTTGTGTGCCTTGACCCATCTCACGTCAACCATTTCGAAAGTACGCATAAGTTCCAACATACGTATCCATAAATCCTTATTCTTCACCTCACCACCCGAAGCTGTTTTCCAACCGTTTCGTTCCCAGTTCTTAGACCATTCGAGTAGTCCCATTTTTACATAGTTACTGTCCGTATACACACGGACCCTATCGTGTTTGAGTTCCAAACACTTCTCGAGCGCTTTTATAACCGCAGTCATTTCCATAACATTATTCGTGGTAACATTAGCACCACCCGCGTTTTGTTCGTTTTCTAGTATATATGCCCAGCCACCAGGTCCCGGGTTACCGAGACAACTTCCGTCCGTATAAATTTCTATCATATCTACTTACTATAATCACGTTTATATTCTTTATGTTTTATTGTCTTCGTTTTCATTTTCGTTTTCGTAATATGATTTTGGAATACACCAATACATCATTCTATCGAAATTCATATATAAAACACCAAACGCGGAAAATGCTATTATTATTTCGTAAATAGTCTCCATTTGTAGTTATATAAGTAACTTAAAATTTTATTTCGTTATATACTAAATAAAATGAACCATTACCAAGACTGGGACCCTGTCATTATTCGCGGTAAAGTTAACAAGGAAAAGGAAAAGGAAAAGTATGTTAAGTTCATGGGACAGGAAATAAAGTTACCTAAACGGAGTCAGTATTCGGGTAAAACGAGGGAACAAAAACTCGATGAAACCGAGTTAGGTACACACAAAAAAGTCAGTAAAGAAACGGGACTAACGATTCAAAAAGCGCGTGTCGCAAAACAGTATACGCAAAAAGATCTCGCGGGTCTCATAAACGTATCAACAGATATTATCTCTTCATACGAATCGGGTAAAGCTATACCGGATCCTAAAATCATGCAAAAATTACGCCGGGTTTTGGGGGTTAAATTGTAGTTCTTCTACTCTCAGCACGTTTATCGTCTGCATCTAAACGTTTTAAACGTTTCATAACATCCGGTGTTTGTGGTTCACTTAACAATTTTTCGCGTTCCTCGCGACGTTTTTTAGCATTCCATTTACACTCATCCCCGCTCTACATCTTAATGTCGGGGATTTACCCGTATATAGGATGTATGTCTATTTTAAACTTAAAATTTTTCCTAAACCCTAATTACTAAACGCTAATCCGCCCATCCCCGATTGTATGCGCAACACGTTGTAGTTGACCGCGAACATATCGAACGATGGAGACGCCAAAGAAGTACCCGTGAGGTTCTTGCAGGTAACCGCAACTTGCGCGTTGTCGATTCTGGAGAAGTTGCAGGTACCCGTTGGTTGGTGCTCTTCTGGCTTGAGCGCGAAGGAGTACGAGTAGATACCTGGGTATGGGGAACCAGAGTGGTGGTTGAACGCTTGGACTTGGTTGAAGTACTTACCCGATTGCTCTTTGAATCTGTCTTGGCCGTTCAAGATCAACTTGAAAGTACTCAATGGACCAACAGACTTAGTCGCAGCGGCGACACCATCTTCAACCCACGAGGATTTGGAACCCAAAACCGCATCGGCCAAGAACAATGGCGCACCAACATCAGCTGGAGAAATGGCGATGTTAGAGGTCAATGGAGCATCGGAAACCAAAACAACGTCATCAACGGAGGTGTTAGAGCAGAAGTTCCACATGTTAGCACGCGCATTGTTACCGGCGTTAACACACCAGACCAATTCCTTGACTGGGTGGTTGTAAGACAATCTGACTTGCTTGGAGCCATTCGAAGTGACCGTGTCAGTGCCAGTGTGTTGGACTTGTTCGATCAAGTATTCGTGACCCTTTTGCGCGAATCGTCTGCGCTCTTCAGTGTCGAGGTAAATGTAGTTACCCCAGACTTTGAAGGTGTTCTTGTTCAAGTACGTTTCAAATTCAGAAGACAAGTCAAAGTCCAATCTGACTTCGTGGTATTGCAAAGCAATCAATGGCAAAGCCAATCCTGGGTTTCTGTTGAAGAAGAAGATCAATGGCAAAAAGACCTTGTCATCGGCAACACCGGCGCAAGATGTCATCTTACCGTAGTTTTGCTTAGCGGAGGCATCCAAATACAATTCAGAGTACAATCTCCACCATTTTTGGTAGTGTTTGTCGATTCTTTGACCACCGATGGACAATTCAATGTCCTTGATGGCACGTTCCGCGGCCCAGACACCATCGGCAGAAAGATCAATAGTACTCGAACCAACCCCGAGAGCCGATAATTCAACGTACATATCCGAAATCAAATCACCGTTTCTGGCGATCGTGACCGAAACTCTACCGGAGTTAGAGGCGGTACCGTTAACAGTTTGTTCGATGTTTTCCATCGCGAAGTTAGTGTGGCGTTTGTAAACCGCCTGGAAGAAAGTGACTTTTGGGTTACCAGTCAAGTAGACGTCTTGGGCGCCATAGGCGACGAGTTGCATGAGACCTCCGGCCATTGTGTGTGTTTGTACTATATACCAAGATTTTTTTTTGGGACACGACCCGCGAAAAAACTCACTTTGATTTTTCCTGGTATATATAAATGACCGACAAAGACGTACCACCACCCTTGGAAGAAGTTGACGAACCAAGTATCGAAGACGAACAATCTGAAACAAGTGAACTGGAAGATGAATTGATTACCGACGACTTGGAACTTTCTGATGAAGAAGATGAAGATGAAGATGAAGATGAAGATGAAGATTTAGAAATGAATCCTTTCATGGACATGAACGTTCTCTTGACTTCGGTATTATCTAACGAAGAAGGTGATACCGTGTGTTCTGCTTTAACAAATATATCCAGGCAACTAGAAGTTCAAAATAAAATTTTAATTAAGATGTTATCCCAAATGCAAAAAAAAGGCTTAGAAAAATGAACAGTATAAAATATAAGAGATGAAAATCGAAGACGTACATTGTATCACCGAAAATACTAACATAGACGATATAGTGTTTACCATCACCAAAAAAATAATCGAAGAGTCCAGGCAGGAAGAACTCCTACATTACGTTCGCGTATATGAAGAATATTACCGAATAAATCAACCTCCTGGTTTAGAAGAACCTTTACAAATTGCGTATAGGGTTTTCTATGAAAAAACCGAACTCGATGAAAATGGTAAACCGAGAAGATATGATATGAGAGATATAAGAGAATCTTATGACGCTAAAAGGTCAATCGTATCTGTCATGTACCACCGTGCTAGTACTTTGGGAATACTTGATATGGAAGACGACGAGTCTGATTGTAAAATATCAAGAAGACTGAAACGTATATTTGATCAAATGGAAGACTTCTTCCAAATTTTATTTAGACACGCTCGCATGTACGATCGTTCTATCAACCCTACAGCCGAATCTGAAGGTGACCCGGCTTTCTATATGGGCTCTACACCAGATGCTATTGAAGAACTTGAAATTTTTCAAAAAGTATTGATTCAAATTCTTAAAGATCTCTATGAAAGTAACATACGCAAGTATAAAGGGTATTGTTGCGAGCAGATAAAAACTAGGGAAGGATACGATACACGCGCCTGGAAACAAACTAAGCTCATAAAAGAGTACGTTCACAATATCGCACCTAAAGAGTCTCGGTTTATGTTATGGAAAGATCTCACTTCAAAAGGGACTGCAACTCTTAATCAACTCATAAGATACCTCGGTGATTGTCATGATATGCAGTTTCCTGAGATTAAGAAAAACAGACACCTTTGGTCTTTCAAAAACGGTCTTTTCTTGGGTAAAATATGGTCAGATAAAACAGGTTTGTACCAATCTGAGTTCTATCCTTACGATTCAAAAGAAGCAATGAACCTCGATCCGAGAGAAGTAAGTTCAAAGTACTTTGACGTTGATTTTGAAGACTACCATCACCTTGAAAATTGGTATGATATTCCTACACCTCACTTCGATAAGGTTCTAAAGTCACAAAATTTCGACGGAGAAGTTTCTAAATGGATGTATGTGATGACAGGTAGGTTATGTTTTGATTTAAACGATATTGATAAATGGCAAATTATTCCATTTCTGAAAGGTATTGCGCGTTCGGGTAAATCCACAATCATTACAAAAGTTATTAAAAAATTTTACGAACAAGATGATATCAGAACACTTTCTAATAACATCGAAACAAAATTCGGTTTATCCTCTATTTGTGATGGTCACATGTTCATTGCACCAGAAATTAAGGGTGATTTGCGTCTCGAGCAAGCTGAATTCCAATCTATAGTATCAGGTGAAGATGTATCTATTGCAGTGAAAGGTGAAAAAGCAAAGAACATGACATGGAACATTCCCGGTATTTTGGGTGGTAACGAAGTTCCGAATTGGCGAGATAACTCGGGTAGTATTCTTCGACGTTTAATGACGTGGGATTTTAAAAAGCAAATTAAGGACAAGGATACCGACCCCCTTTTAGAGAAAAAACTCGAACTCGAATTACCCGTCATTTTACAAAAGTGTATCAGAGGGTACCTCGAATACGCACAAAAATACCAAAGTGACGATATTTGGAACGTCATACCATCTTACTTCGAAAATGTAAGAAAACAAGTCGCTACAATTACCAATCCTCTCGAGCACTATCTTCAATCTGATGCTATCATAATTGACGATAAAAAAATATGTCCGTTGAAAAAATTTAAACAGGAGTTTACTCAGTATTGTTCGGCAAATAATTTAGGTAAACCGCGTTTTACACAGGACTTTTACATTGGTCCGTTTAGTAGCAGGGATCTCGAATTGAAAAGAATCGATGAAGTAATTTATGGCGATGAACTTAAACCGAGACGAAACGAAGATTTTATAGTTGGTTTAGACGTGAGAAGAGAAGAATTTGAATTATCAAACTCGTAAAATGAAATCTCAGTATAGTATAACATGGACCCAAGACAATTTGTTAAAAATTCAAATGTCCAAATACAAAGACAAGATAACCCAACTACACAAAGTGTTGTACCTTCAGGTCAGGTCAGTCAGTTAAAAATAGGTCAATTTAAACCAGGTTTGTATAATGTTACCATAAACAAGTCGTTCACCAAAGAAGAACAGCGCGTCGATTTAAAATATATACTTAAACAACGCCCTAGAGGTCACGCACAAATTGGTCCAAGTTTAAGTGTAGATATTAGCGAAGTAAAAGGTATATACGGTAGATTCAAAACAGGGTTAATACATACTAGAAATTTTGGTATGAGAGGTGATTTAAACGCAAAATTCTTTTCCGTTCAATTTTATGGATATATGACGGATGGTATCGAAAGAAAAAATTTCAGCTTTAACATATACGCTAACGGTAAAGTTAGATTTTCAGGTGGATTTTTGGGTTCTAAAAATTTAAAAAGACAACCCGAATCTTTACGTAACTATATAATAGATACATATACAGAGAAACAGCGTTTTTTGTATAACGATATAGAATACAATAACGTCGCAGGATTATTTAATTTGAACACGAACTTTAAACTCGAATTAATAGCACAAAGAAACCCTTTAGGAGCGGAAAGCATTTCTTACGAAACGGAAGTATCAGCTCCACTCGTTTATATGATATATAAAGGACACAATTTTGCACTTTCTTCTAAAACGTCTAAGCTTGGTTCGGGTATAGTTCAGATACAAGGTGAAAATGATCCGGGCGATCTCGAACGCGCATACTTGGTAGGCGTCGAAGCCGTACAAGAACTCCATAGGTTAGGGTACACAGCTGGTTTAACTAACCGAGAAGTAAATGCTATTCAACCACTACCAAAACTAGAAAACAAAATAGTATCTACGTGCCCAAAACCGAGAAGACCACCGTGTAGTTCTGGATTTGAAGCACGAAAAAATCCACAGGGTTACGAATGTTGTTATAAAATACCAAAAAGAAAACCTTCTAAGAAAAAAACAAATACTAAAAATAAAACTAAAAATACAAAAATAACATACGATAAAAACGGTATCATGAAAATAGGTGGTAGAAAATGCGAAAGACTCACTAAACCACTTCTTCTCGAAGTCGCGAAAAAACTTGGTGTCGTCGGAGTAAAACAAAGAAATACAAAAGAGGATATTTGTAAAGCACTCGATAGCTTAGAAAAAGGTAATTCGAAATTCGAAATAGATGGTAAACTCTGTAGAACTCTTAAAAAAGACCAACTCATTTCTTTAGCAATTTCTAAAAATATATCAGTGAGTGAACAAGATACCGTAAAAACTTTATGTGAGAAACTCGAAAACAAAAAGAATTTACCAAACTCACCAAATTCACTCGCTAACGAGATGGAAAAATTTTTGATGAATAAACAAAAATCACCCTTGAAAAGAAAACGTCGGTTAAACAACTCGAGTATTAAGAATGACATTATCGAACTTTACGGTGAAAGATGGATGAAAAATTACGGACAGTTTATGAACATAAACAAGGACGTAAAAGATATAAAAAATAAAATGAACTCTTTAAAAAATAAGAACACTTACGTAACAAAAAATGGTTTATTGAAAAAGACTGCTGTAGATAACCTAAAAAGAAGCATGGTAAAAAAATGGAAATTTGAACGAAAAGAAGCCATGAGAAAAAAACTATTAGAAAAAGAAGCTAATAAATTATACGGAAAATTCGGTAAAAATGTGGTAAACAGTGTAGTTCGCTTCGTTACTTCTCTAGAAAAACCTGTACCACTAAACGACAGAAAAGTTATAGGGTATATACAAACTAGACGCGAATTGAATCAAAAACCACCACTTCCATTGAATAAAAAGAGAGTCATACCACCTAAACCAAAGATTTTGCGTAAACCAAAAAGTAAACCAAAAATGAAACGTGCACCTATAAAAAGAAAAATTAAACCTTCTATAGTAAAACGTTTGAATTTCAATTCTAATTCTAATTCCAATTCCAATTCCAATTCCAATTCAAGCTCGAGATCAAGATCAAATTCTAAATCAAGATCGAGTTCAAGGTCGGTTAACAATAATAAAATATTAAATAATTTATACAAAAACTTCGAAGCCCAGATGTTAAAGAATAAAAGCAAAAAGTAAATAAATGGAAAATCCTAGAGATTTATTACTATACCGCATCCGACAAAATAAAAACGAGTGTGATTTAGACGCTTTCGAAAAATCATACGAAAAATGTATTTTGTCGTCTGTTATAGACAGTATGTTTTATACTATATGTGATTACATTACTAAAACGAGAAGTAAAAGTCAGTATAAAATGGGTAATCTAGAAATAGAATACCATATTACAGAAAAATTTTATGACTCGGAAGATCCTATAAAATACATAGAAGATAATCGTTCCTTAGACGATGTATACTTAATAATGTATGTTTATGATAATTTTGGTAGAATGGAATCATCTTCTCATAGAAGACTCATGTTATATTTTATGAACATGTTATATTTCGGTTTATAAGTTTTTCTGGTTCAGATATTTGTTTGAGGTGTTTTGTATGGTACGAAAAATCATATCCCAAAAATTGTCTCTTTATTTCGTCCGATAAAGCAAACGCTTCTAATTTTCTAGAAGTTTGCGAACACACGGATTTTTTCTCCAAACTTAAAAACCTATCTTCCATCATAACGAATTCTTTCAAGGATTCTTCTGGTAAACCATCTTCTTTCATTCGATTATACATCTTTTCAGATTCACCTTCAGATATATAAAAGTGTCGAGCCTTATATCCTAAAATAGATACGCTTTTTTCGTATTCTACATAAAATAATAAAAATGCAAGAGCTAACAATATTAACCAACTTAACATATATAAGTATCCAAGATATTAAATGAATTTTTTATTTTGTGTATGATGTTAAAAAGTGTATCCAAATTCTCCACTTTTCTTGGATCGATTATTTCAAATTCGATTTGATAAACGGTAGATTCTTCTGAATCCATATCTTCCATTGTACCGGTACACACTGTCATGTCAATCGATAGATTTTTTCGAATAAAAGAAGTCCTGTGTTTTATTTTTTTACTCGTGAAAGTTGAGTTTCCATCATCTTCAATAGGCGTTTCTCTCGAAATACCAAAACGAATATCGTAAGGAATTTCCCCGGATTGTTTAAAATCTTCTTTGCGAACACTTTCTTTTCTGACTATGGTTTCATCACCTGTACTTTCGTCTATGGTTAAACGCGTTTTATCTTCCGAACGAAAATACACTTCCGAAGTTCCTGAATTTATACTTTCCCACCCGTTATATTTATATAAACCATCGAGTATAGACTTGTAATTTTTTTCACCAACATTGGTATCAAAAAAAGTACCGTTGAATTTACCAACCCTAAACTCCATTTCTATATATTCCTCATTTTGATACTTATCAAAAAGAGGTTTAACAACATCGCAAATTTCGTGAACATTCATGTTTTACTTTTAATAAACGCGTGTTCTTCTTAAGCCTTTTTTGTCGCCTTTTTTTAGATGCACGGTTTCACAAATATTGGTAACACGTGTTATTTTAACTCAGCTATACAAATATTATTAAATATACACGAAATATCTAAACACATACTCGATAATAAATATTTAGGTGATTGTAATTTCACTAAAAATTACGAAAATCTAGTTCACATATACTTTAAAACTAGAGAGACCAAAGTTTTTACAAATGGTCCACTTTTGAATGAATTCGTTAAAATTTTTCCAAGATTTAAAATAGGTGAACCACACGATACACAGGATGCACTCTTTTGTATAATAGACATACTTGAAAAAGGGTACCCTTATATTAAAAAAGTTTTATACGGAGAAACGACGCAAATAACGATATCACCCGTCGGTAAAAATACTGTAAAAACTCCATTTTGTATACATATACTCAATATGAAACAGGATACGAAAGATATAAAATCCATGGTAATAGATAGTCACAAGTGGAATACATTAGAAGACTACGTAGATAGTGAAGGTAAAAAACATAACGTTGCTACGACTAGAAATATATTTTCTGTTTATCCAAAAACACTGATAATATCTTTTGATAAAAAGAGTTTCGTTGATGTCGATGAAAAAATAATATTAGGAGATAAGCACGAATACGAGTTAATATCGACTATAATTCATAAAGGTATACAATTTGGTGGCCATTACATGTCTACTATAAAAATTGGGGACGATTGGATACTACAAGATGACGACATTCTCGGAAAATTACACAATTTTCCTAAACAGGATCATCATTTTGTTTTGGTTTATAATCTAAAAACTCCTTCATCTGAATATCCTCTTTGATATTTGTAAGAGTATTATAAAAAGTTCTTCTGTTATTTGGGTGCGTCTTATCATCCCTTTTCTTCAGTGGTCTCCACCAATACGGACCATCTTCCCAAGTCACGTACATACACTCGACAATATCACCGTTTTTTAACCATTTAAAATTCGACGTTTTATCTTCGGGTATTGAAGATTCAAATATGAGTTTACCCTTTTCTTGAATATAGAGTCTCCACACACTTATACCAGGTTTACACCCAGGCGTTTCAAAAGTGGGTCCCTTTTTAACCAAAAAATCAACTGTGTTTTTTACTTTAGGTTTCCATTTAAACATAGTTTCGTGTGTACCTACACGTATAGGTTCATTCACGGGTGTGAAAATGAGTCCATCGACTTCCTGTTTCACTTTTGGTAAATACTTGAAAGCAAAATTTTCAAAATCGCTATAGAGATGAAACTTCTTGACATGTATTTTTATAGAGTCTTTATTTAAAACGAGTGCTTTTTTTACAACCTTTTCACACTCTTCGAGACGTTCTTTTAAATTTTTATTACCAACCACTTCACCACACGAACTTAAACAATCGTATACCATAAATTCGTCTTTGTAAAGTTCACCTTCAAGTATTGTACCCTTAAACACAGCCTGTCTAAAATTAAGAGGACACACGAACATTTCAAGTGCACGGTTTACAAATAAACATAACCTTTGGGAACCACACTGTAAAATTAACATCATGTAACGCACACCATCTGTTTTTTCACAAACCAAATATTCATTTTTTTGAAGTAAACTAAAATGTTTCCTTTCTATGGATATTGGTTGTGAACCCGGAAACCTACCTTTTACACCCCAAGAGGTTTCCATATAATTTAACGCGTATTTGTAAATAGGATCATCCTTATTTACAAACACTCGGTTCATTTTGTTTTATACTTGTTTTCAAATCTTTAATTACTTTTAACACCTGCTGCGTTTAGAATATTACTTATACATTCGTGACTATAAGTCATGGTTAACTTAGCTCCTATATAAGCATGAATTTTGA